TCTCAACGGCGGAGGAGGGTCCAACGTATGAAAACTAAACTGATGGCGGCGGTGTTGCTGGGGATGTTGATCGGTCAGAATCTCGTCGGGCTGGCGGCGGCGGGATCTCCCGCGCTGATCACGTTCAGCGATGTTCAGAGGATCATCCGGGTGCTTGAGCGGATCGAAGCGAATACGCGCCGATGACCGCTCAAGAGCGTAGCGACGCGATTGCGAAGACTCTCTACATGGGCATGGTCCCGGACATCTGGACGATGATGGCACAAGCCGTGGTCATGCGACATCTGGAGGAGGCGTGGAAGGAAGGATACGAAGCCGGAAAAGCGGCTCAAAAAAACAGGGGGGACTGACATGAAAATGTATTGCACTTCATGCGGGACAATCGACAAGCCGAAGAAATTGATCAAGGGATCGTTCGTGGTCGAGCTTCTAATGTGGCTGATGTTCATCTTGCCGGGGCTGATCTATTCATGCTGGCGGGTCGCCGGAGCGGAGATGGTGTGCCGGAAATGTGGCAAGGCGACGATCATCCCGGAGGATTCGCCGATCGCGCGTAAGGCGCTCGCCGCATGACCTGTCCATCCTGCCACCGCTTCGTGCGTGTGAAAGAGATCCGGATGCACGGCGGAGCGGTGGAGGAAGTCGAGGCGACGTGCGAAAAGTGCGGGCCTGTTCTGATCACCGACTGGGAATGGGAGGATCTATTCGGCCCGAATGAATGACGCGCTTGCTCCTCCCGCATCCTTCGTGGGAACCCCCAGCGTGACCGCGATTCAAATGCTGGCCCTGATTCCCGACCTCTCATGGTATGAGTGGGCCGGGGTCGGGCTGGCGATCTTCGTTGTCTGGGCGATCCTCGCCGCGCTGGGCTGGTATCTATTCCTCGAGTATTTCGACAAGCGCGACGCGCGCACGCGCGCCATTGATCGGCTGGAGGAGGACAAGGATCAAGCCGCCTACCTCCGGGAGTGGGCCCGGACGCATGGCGCGCCCGCCTTCACGCCAGCGGACAAGGCTTTTCTCAAGGGCCTACAGAGCATGGTCCCGGATAGCGGGGAAGGGCCCAAAATGCTGTTGTTGGAAGCCCGGGAGCTGGCGAAGGCTTACCAGCTCAGGCCCGGCGGGTTCGCCCTTGTAAGGGGCGACTACTCGCTGGTGGAAGCCTATTTCCGCTATCGGGGGTGGGAGCGCCTTCCCTTCCTCTGGCGGGATCGCCACATTTACCGGAAGCCGAAGTAACGAAAGGAGCCGCGCCCATGAGTGAGAGTCAATGCAAGTGCGGGAAGCGGATCGTCTGGGGCTTGTTGGATGATGGGAAAAGAGTCCCGCTTGATCCGGTCCCGCCCGTCTATACTTACGACGAAGCAACCGGAAAAAGCACGCGCGTGAAATTCGCGGTCGTCTATGTCAATCACTTCGCCACCTGTCGATTCGCGAATGAATTCTCAAAATCGAAAAAAGAGGAGCCGACCGCATGAAGACTCAAATTATGTTCTCGCTTCACCACAACGATCACCTGATCTGGACCGCCTACCGGGAAGTCACTCCGGATCTGGCGCGCCTCATGACCCCGCATGATCTCGAAGCGCTCGGAGTGAAAGCCGAAGCCGCGCTCCGCGAAGTGCTGGGCAATGCGAATGTTCCAGAAGATCGACCGCTGGTCGAAACGAAGCCGCTGAAAAAATCTTCCCGTCGATAGATTCGCACAGGATTAAAAAACCTGTTACGCTTTCAGGGTGGCGCGCTCGCCGATCCTGATGGACGTGCGGTGTGAGAATTGCGACCGCCGCTGGCGCGCGCTGTTGCCGTATGGATGGGATGGGGTCAAGCTGGAATGTCCTTCGTGCTGGACGGCTTCCGGGATACCCGACCCAGATCTCGGGGGGCCTAATGACAATGCCGGAGTCGATTGAACACTGTAAGCTCTGCGGCTCTTTATGCCGCCGGGGAGTCGGTAAGGATGGCGACTGCTATTATGCGCCCTTCCTCGAGCACGCCGAGACTCCCGAAGCGAAGGACAAGCTCGCGAAGATGCTCCGCGACGCGAAGTTCTGCCAGCACAAGCTCGAACGCGCGGTCGAAGCCTTAAAGCACGTCGGCGAATTTCTTCAATCGAAGGGCCACAAGATCATGTATCTACAGGTCAAGGAAACTCTGCGAATGGTGGAGGAAACTTCCGAATGAAAATCATTTCCCGGATGATGGCGTGGGGCATACAGGCGGCGGACGCGGTGACCTCGATTACGGAGCCGTGGGAGAAATTCACGCGCCCGATGATTCGCAAGACCGACCGATCGCTGGAAGATCGCGAGGCGGAATGCTGGGTCGATATGGCGGACTTCTGGCGATTCGACAAGCTGTTCATCCACCGCATTCCCCAGCCGCCGGGCTCGCCGCTGGATCTGGGCGATCAATGTATCTGGCATGGGATCTATACCGCCATGCTGGCGATGAAGTTCGCGCTCAACCCCAACGACGGCCTGAAAGAATGGCTCGAGAAGGCGGTCGAAGGATTGCGCCTTCACCAACAGTGGGCGATCATCAAGCTCGGAGAAAAATATCCGCGCCTCATCCGGGGCTATGATGAAATCACCGGGGCATGGGAAGATGACGCGAGCAATGACAGCCTGACTGGACATCTCGCCGGGATCTATTTCACCTACCGCTATGGGCCCGCCTCGACCCGGATGCGATGCGTGGAGCTGATTCAACAGCTCTCGGCGGCGCTGATCATGAATGATTACAAGCTCGTCAAATCAAACGGCGAACCCACGAAGCACGGCAAGCTGATCAACGGCGCGCTCACCGACCCGCTCCAGTTCACGCTGGTCATGGCGATCCTCACTTTCGCGGAGCGGTTCAATTTCGACCCGCGCATTCCGGAATTCCGGCACGATCTCTGGGACCGCTATGGCGCGATGACTCCCTACCCGAAGGTCGCGTTCATGAATAAAGAGAATTGGAACGATGAACATCGGGCGGCGATCCACCTCGCGATCCTCGCGCTGGAAGACAAGTCCCCCCGGATGCAATCGCGGGTGCAAGCCGGACTCCGGCGGCTCTGGAAGCTGGTGGATAAGCGCGCGAACATCTGGGTCAATGCGCTGATCGCCCTCGGGCTGGGGCATGATCTCCCGGAAGACTGGCGCGCCGAGATGAAGCGTCAAGCCGAGATCGTCCTCGGCGAGTTTGAGCTGGCAGACAAGCGGTGGGATACCGAAGTGATCAACAGTAACAAGACCCTCACCGGGATAGATGGGGTCGCATGGACCCCGAAGGTCATCGAAGTGAACGGGAAGAAGCGCGCCACCCAGCCGCTCCCGATCTGGGCCTATGGTGTCCAAGACTTCATCTGGCAACGCCACCGCTACTCCTGCGATGATCGCTTAGGCCAGCATCAACCCAGCTCTCAGCATAACGGCGGCGACTTCCTCTGCGCCTACTACCTGTCCAAAATCGCCGGAGTCCTCAACCCCTAGTCTTAATATATAACCTGATCTCAACCCCTTGTAATAATTACGCACGCGAGGTATATTATTTTCAGTATGCCCTCAAGGAACCCCCGGAAAGCTCGCGCGCCTTTTCCTCTCCCGAAAGAAATTGAAGACAGACAAGACTTAAAAAAAGAGACCCCTCTCTCGACGCTGGCAGATCGCAAGCAAGCCTTCCTCGACAATTTCATCAAGTGGGGCACGCACTATCACACCGCGAAAGCGATCGGTGTCGATGCGCCGACCGTGAGCGGCTGGAAGCACGACGACCCGGAGTTCAAGAAAGCGGTCGATGCGCTGGAGATGGTCCCGATCTACATGATCGAGCGCTCCGCCATGCGCCGCGCCATTGAAGGCAAGAGCGATGTGCTCTCGATCTTCATGCTCAAGTCCCGGATGCCGGAGAAGTACGGAGAGAGGCAGAAGCAGGAAATCGAGATCACGATCCACAACGTCATGACTTCCCAGTTCGTCGCGTTGATCAGGCAGACCGTCCCGGACACCTGTCCGCACTGTCAGTCTTTTCTCGGGCTAACCGGAAAACTCGCGCAAGAGCTGAACAGCCTCAGCGCACGATTAGACCCGGAGGGTCACGCGATTGCCACCCGAAGTCCTCAACCCGAATAACGAACGAGTCGCGGTCGCCTTCGCCGCGAAGGGATTCCGCTCCCTCTCCTCGGCGCTCACGCTTCCCCGGTATGATTACCGGGATTTTTTATCGCAAGCGTGGCCGATCCTCGAGCCCGCGAACCCTCTGCTTCACGATTGGTACATCGACGCTATATGCGAACACCTCCAGCTCGTCACCGACGGGCAGATCCAGAAGCTCCTGATCAATATCCCGCCGAGATTCGGGAAGTCGAACCTCGTCACGATCCTCTGGCCCGCATGGACGTGGACGGTGAAGCCGTTCTTGCGTTTCATTTCCTGCTCGTACTCGGCCTCGCTCTCCGTCAAGCACAGCGTGGACCGCCGAAGGGTGATTGAATCGCCGTGGTATCAGGATCAATGGGGCTCGCTCGTTAATTTCCGCGATGATCAGAACATGAAGAACGAATACGAGAACACCGCGCGCGGGCACATGCTGGCGACCTCGGTCGGCGGAACGCTCACAGGCAAGGGCGGCGACGTGATTATCGAGGACGATATGATCAATCCCAGCGAAGCCGAGTCCGATGCTTCGCGCTCTCATGCGATCACCATGCACCAGTCAGTCCTCAGCTCCCGGCTCGACAATCCGAAGCGCGGGATCAGGGTCGTGGTCGAACAGCGCACGCACCACCGGGATCTCACCGGGCACATCCTCGCGACTGAAACCGGATGGACCCACTTGAACCTCCCGCTGATCGCCGAGAAGCGCTCGGTCGTGGTCCTGCCAGTCTCAAAGCGCGAGATCATCCGCGAGGAGAACTCGATCCTCAACCCTTCCCGCTATGGTCGGAAAGAATGCGATGACCTGAAACAGATCATGGGCACGCGCACCTTCACCGCGCAATGCCAGCAGAACCCCACCGCCGAGATCGGGAACATTCTCAAGCGATCGTGGTGGAAGCGCTGGAAAGTCCTTCCGTCCGGATTTAATTTCCTCGTCACGTCATGGGACATGAGCTTCAAAGAAACCGAGAGCGGATCGTATGTCGTCGGGCAAGTCTGGGGTCGGCGCGGCGCTGATTATTTCCTCCTCGCCCAGACCCGACAGCGGATGGATTTCACCGACGCGCTCAATGCCCTGATCAATCTCTCTCGACAGTATCCGCTGGCGACCGGACACCTCGTCGAAGATAAGGCGAACGGGCCCGCGATCATCTCCGCCTTGCAGGGAAAAATCTCCGGGATCGTGCCGATCGAACCGCATGGTTCGAAGATCGCCCGCGCGCAAGCCGTGAGCCCGATCGTGGAAGCAGGGAATGTTCACCTTCCCGACGAGAGCACTTGCGCTTGGGTCGCGGATTTCATAGAAGAATGTGCGGCCTTCACCGGAGGCGACGGGGAAATCAACGACCAAGTGGACGCCGCCACTCAGGCGCTTTTCTGGATGTCTCAAGCCCGATTGATTGACGCTTCTGAGCTGGCAGACGAAGGTTCGTTCATCGAAGACTCGAACTTTGGGGGAGGGTTCTCGGCATGATTCGACTCATTCAATCGTGGTACGAAAGAAAGCTCGCCGAGAATAAAACCTCCACCGCCGCCCTCACCGCTGAATCCCGAATCATCGAAGAAGCGTCCCAGCTCGTCACGGAGCGCCCGGATCAGGACGGTTTCGTCCGGGTCTATGGGATCAATGATCGCGAGAAGGGCCACCTCGAAACCAACCAGCTCGACATGATCAAGCAAGCGCGGAAGATGGAGCGCTTCGATCCGCACGCGCATGGAATCCTGATGACGATGGTGAACTACATCATGGGCCGGGGCCTCTCGATCACGCCGAAGTCCGAGGACCCGCTGATCTGGTACATCTGGCGGGAATTCTGGACCGCGAAGCGGAACAACATGGCGATCCGCCAGTTCGAAATCGTCCGCCGCCTGTTCCGGGATGGCGAGATCTTCATCGAGTTTTTCGACAAGGATGATCAGGGAGCCTCGACGGGAAAGACCACCATCCGATTTATCGACCCGCTCCTCGTGCGCGATGACCCGAAGACCACAGCGGGCCAGCCGACCACCGTCGCTCGGGTGGGAATCACCACCGACCCGAATGATGTCGAAAAGACGATCAGCTATACCGTGCAGGATCGCAACGACGAGAATAAATTCCGCATCGTCCCCGCCGAGAATGTCCTCCACGTGAAGATCAACGCCGACTCCGATCAGAAGCGCGGCGAGTCGTTCTTGCAATGCGTGATGAATTACATCCGGAACTACCAGCAATGGCTCGAGAACCGAATCATTCTCAACAAGATGCGCTCGGCGATCGTGATGATCAAGAAAGTCGAAGGCACGCCGACCGAAGTCGCGAAGCTGGCGAACACGATCGCGAATGCCACCAATACCGCCAGCGGTGAAACGAAGCGCCAGCAGATCCGGGGCGGCACGGTGATCACCGAAGGGCCGGGCGTGACCTATCGCATGGAAGCGCCGAACATCAACGCGACCGACGTGAAAGAGGACGGGCGCAACATCAAGATTGCAATGGCGGCGGGGTTGAATCTCCCGGAGTATGTCTTCGGCGATGCGTCGAACGCCAACTACGCCTCGACCCTGATCGCGGAGTCGCCCTTCGTGAAGGCGATCGAATACTGGCAGATCTACATTGAGCAAGCCTTCTCGGAGATCTACAAGCGGGTCCTCGAGAATGCGGTCAATGCCGGAGTGATTGAAGCGCCGAACGACGATGAATTTATCGCCCAGCTCAAGCAAGTGCGGATGCTGGGAGAAGCCGAGGAAGTCCCGCCGCCAGCGGAAGGAGAAGAAGCGCCGAAGCCCGGGGAAGAAACCGAGGAGCCGGAAGATCCGAAGGAAGCCGCGCTCAAGGAACTGATGCCCAACGGGAAGATGGAAATGCCCAGCGAAGTCTTTTACGGGTGCGACATGATGTGGCCCGAGATCATCCACCGTGAATTCAAGACACAAGTCGAAGGGCTGGTGCTGGCGCGCGAAGCGGGGTGGGTGAGCGATCCGACCGCTTGCTCGGCGATCGGCTACGACTACTCCGAGGAAGTGCGGAAGCAGAATCAAGCCGAAGAAGATGCCGAGAAGAATGACAACGCGCTTCTCGGGAAGCCCGGGGACGATGCCGAGATGGGCGCGGAGTTTGATTCGGTGATGAAATCGCTCACTCCCGAGGAGCGCCAGAAGGTTATGACCGGGACTCCCGAGGAAGTGTCCGCTTTGGTGAAACAGAAATCCGCCGCGATGAAGATGGCGGCAACGAATGGCGAGGAGGACTGACAATGGGTCCACGAAAGCCGATGGGGTGCTGATATGGCGACATCAAAAATTGGACAAGTCTCGTCAAACGCGGTCTCGGATCTCATGCAACAGCATTGGGATCTGGACCGAAAGATCGGTGAGCTTCTGACCACCGCTTCGCTGGATCTCAAGCGCAAGCTGGCGGCGCGGCTCCCGACCATCTTGAGTGAGCTTGAAGCGGAGCTGAATCGCGTGGAGATGCCGACCGCATGAATTTGACGGAGCGCCGATCCAACGCTGAGAACAACGCTCTCGAGGTTGTCGCTCGAAGGCTCCGTATTCAGCGGGTCGAGCTGTTCGCTCGCCTAGTGGCCGCCCAGCGCGGTCTGAGCGCGATCTTCGCGCCTATCGCTGAGGATCTGGCAAGCTGGGTGGAAGGGCACGGAACCCCCGCCGGGATCAGGTCCATCAATGAGCGCATCCGCCAGAACATGATCCTCATGCGCCAGCGGCTTAATCCGTGGCTTCATTCGATCGTGCGCGACTCCTCGAAGATGAGCTTGCGTCATGCTCAGGACGCGCTGGTTCCGATCTTCGAGGACAATCAAGAGGCGCTTCGCAAGATCGCGGTGGGCGTGGTGCTGGCGGAAGCGAAAATCTCAATCGGGCTCGCCGCCGACTTCGCCTCGAAGAACAGCCCGAAGATCAAAATGTCCTCGGACAAGTGGCAGGGGAAGCAGATGAAGGTCATCAATCAGGTCATGAAAAAGCCGATGGCTGGGCTCAAGCCTTCGGACCGGATCTGGGAATTGACCCGCCGATCGGAAGCCGAACTCAAGCGGCTGGTGGTCTCGGGGATCGCCGAGGGACAGCATCCGACGGTGATCGCGAAGAAGATCAAAAAATATGTGAGCCCTCAGAAGACGAAGTTCGCCGAATCGCCGGGCGCTGGAGTCTATAAGAGCCCGTTCAAAAATGCGATGAGGATCGCCCGGACCGAAGCGATCAAGGCGTACAACCTCGCCTCGGCGGAGTTCGCGAAGGACAAGGACTGGATCACCGGGATTCAGGTCAAGCTGTCTCCGAATCATGAAGTCGAGGACGAGTGCGACGGATGGGCCAACGGCGAGATTATTTCTCCGGAAGAATTCGCGGACAATTTCCCGCTCCACCCCCATTGTATGTGCATGGGGGTCTACGTCATCGACAAGAAATTCCTCGGGGAGGAAAAATGACTGACGGGATCATCGGCGGATTTTTTATGGGCATGGGCGCGACGCTCGGATACTTCGTGATGAAGCTGATCCTCGGGCTATTCGGGGCGCACGTCTAATGCCCTATGCCAGCGGATCAGACCCGAAGCTTCCGGAGTACGTGCGGGCGCTCGGGAGCAACAAGCGGAAGCGGTGGGTCGCGATCTTCAACAATGTCATGAAGCAATCCGGGAGCGAGAAGAAAGCGTTCGCGGCGGCGAATGCGGTGATCAAGGAGGCGAAGATGTCGAAAAAGAAAAATGAATTTACGCCGTTCCAGTTCGAGTCGGATCTGGCGGAGGCGCTGGGCGGCTCCGTCGTCGATAAGAGCATGGGCGTGATTGAAGGAGTCGTTCTCCTCACCGGAGAGAAGGTCTCGAAGAACAAGACCTTCTATACCAAAAAGGCGCTGGCAGAAGCGGTCACCCGCTATGAAGGCGCGAAGATGTTCCTCGACCATCCGAAGCCGGACGAAGGTGAAGTCCGCTCGGTCCGGGACTTCGGGGGCATATACAAGCGTGTGCGGATAGAAGAAAATAGATTGAAGGCGGATCTACATCTTGTGCCGAACACAGAAATCAGGAACATCGTCATACCGATCGCGGAAGCGAAGCCGTCGGGGGTGGGACTCTCCATCCGCGACCGAGGTCATGGTCGGGAAGAAGGCGGGGTATTTCTCGTCGAAGGATTCTCGAAAGGGAATGCTTATTCCATCGACCTTGTGACTGAGGCGTCGGTCAACGAAACGCTGTACGAATCCACTCAAGGAGGTCAGGACATGGACGAAAAAGAAATCATCGCCAGTCTGAACCTCGAAAAACTTCAAGAGGGGAACGCGGCTCTCGTGGACGCGATCAAGTCCGCCGAGCGGCAGACCGTAGTGAAGGAGTTCGAGGAGAAGATCAAGGCAGGGGAAGAAGCGCCGAAGATTCTCGCACAAGCGAAAAAGATGGTCGCTCTGGCAGAGTCCGGGCTCCCGAAGGAAGTCACGGAGAAATTGAAGCCCGTTATCGAGAAGGCGGAAACGTCCCTCGAGCTGACGGAGAGTTTGATCAAGACGCAGAAAGAACTCATCGAATCGCTGAAACCAGCGCCCGCGAAGACCGAGCCGGTCGTCAAGGGTCATGGAGCATCGAAGGATGAGCCGTTGAGCGAAGGCGAACTTCCTAAACCGGAAGAACTCGCACAGGCCCTCATCGGATAAAACGACAAGGAGGACAATGCAATGGCTGATAAGTTCAAGTTCGTCCGAGGGGTTGAAACCCTTCAAGCCTTGCCCATTGGTTCCGGGGTCGTCGTTGAAATCGGGGATCACCTGAAACTCAGCGGCGGGCTCGTGGCTCCAGTGAGCGCGGCAACGGATAACCTCGCCTTCATCGGCGTGGCGCGTGAAGCACATCGCGCGGTAGATAAAGCAGGGAAGATCACGGTGAGCATTCAGAATGCTTCCGCGATTTTCAAGAATGAGCTGGCGGCTTCTTCGACGTGGGTCGTCGGAGACTTGTTCCAGCTCTCGGGAGCGCAGAAGCTCGCGAAGAACACCACCGACCCGGTCGCTGTCGCGATGAATGCAGGAACCAACGAAACGGAAGCGGAAGTGCTGTACATGCTCCCGAACACCGCCGCTGGCCTGAAATTCGTCGGCGATGCGTCCTAATCTGAGAAGGAGGAACTGAGAAATGCGTGCTCTAATTGACCTCGTGGAAGCATACGAGCGAAAGCACAACCCCTCCGGGACTCAGGCGGGGGTGCGTGCGGCACATCGAGCCATTGGCGAAGATGTGAAAAAGCTCGTCGAAGAAAAGAAGCTTGATCCGATGAAGATCAGCTTCAAGGGATTGTTCGAACAACTGGTGGCCGAGAAAGACCTCGAGGAAAATCTTTCCTCGTCGGCTTTCCCAACCATCGCCGGAGAGATCATCTCCTCGGTGATGATTCAGGCGTATCAAGCGTTCCCGAAGGCTGGGGACAGGCTGGTCCGCACGGTTCCCTCGAGACTCAAGGTGTCCATGATCGCCGGGTGGAAAGCGATCGGTAAAGTGGCCCAAGTCAACGAGCGCCAGCCATACGGACAGGTGGTTCCGCCGGACGAAAAGACCATCACCATCGACAACAAGAAGTACGGTGGGCTGATGGATCTGACGAAGGAAAGCATCTTCTTCGATCAGACTGGCGAACTCATCGACCGGGCCCGTGGGCTCGGCGAAGAAGGCGCGCGGTTCCGTGATGAAATCATCATGAACACCGTGTGCGACATCAACGGGACAGCTCTTGGCGGAGCCGCGCTCTATTCGGGCGGCAACGACAACCTGATCACGACCAACCCCCTCGGGACAACCGGGTGGGAGAACGCGCACGTCGAGCTGTTGGACAAGAAGGACGACAACACCGGGAAGCCGATCTGGGTTTTCGGTGAGCGTCCGATTATGGTGGTTCCGGCGGGTCTTTATCCGACCGCATGGAAGCTCCAGCAGAACGAATACGGACCGCAGGGGACCGCGAATCTGGACCGGAACATGGCCCAGAATATGTACGACATCGTGGTCAATCCGTATCTGACGAAAGCGTCAACCGACTGGTTCTATGGCGGATTCAACCGCCAGTTCCGGTGGGAAGAAGTGTGGCCTCTCGAGGTCTTCACCCGCGTGGGTCAGGACACCGAGGAAGGGTTCAACAAGGACATCATCCAGCAGTTCAAAGTGTCCCTGTTTGGCGGATGCGGCGCGGTGGATACGCGCTACGTTCTCAAGAACCAAGCCTAATCACGGAGGATAAAACCATGAAGCGAGTGCTCTTAGCATTCCTTCTGGCCTTCGGGATGGCTTCGCTGGCGTATGCGGCGGCGACGAAGTTCACGGATGTAGAAGCCCGTGATCTCACCGTCACCCGGACGCTGTCCGTCACCCTCGGGGTTCCTCTACCCGTCGTGGACGTGGCGGTGACTTCGCCAACCGTGGCTGGCGTTCTGGTTCGCACTTCGGCTTATGTCGTCTATATCTCGACGGCAACGGGCGCGGTGTCGAATTGGTCGAAGGTCGGAGGACAGTAATTCAAGCGATGGGGGAGGGTGGGCTCCACAAGGGGTCCGCCCTCCCCTGCTTCGCCTAAAGGAGAATTTCTATGGCGGCTGAGATCAAGAAAGTCATCGAGAACAAGGAGTCGTCGGTTTTTCTGTTGACGAACGACGCCGCCTCGGGTGGAGAGTCGGCGATCACGAAGGTAGATATTTCCACGCTCCCGGGCGCGCCCACGCGCGTGAAGGTCAACCGATTGTGCTGGAGCTTGCGGGATCTCTCGGCGGTGCTTTATTACGACCGCTCCTCCGCGATCCGAATCGCCGTCCTTTCTGGGGATGGAGAGCTGGATCTCCCGGAAGGAATCGAGGATACAGGATCAGGCGGGACCGGGGACATCAAATTGACCACGGTCGGCGCTTCAACGAATTCGACGTACACGATCGTCCTCGGATTCAAGGCTGACGCTTGAGCATTGACGAACTCTTAGCACAGGTCATCTTCTCGGCTTCCGGCAAGGAAGTGCGGATCGCCTATACGACGATCAACACGAAGAAGGTGATCGAATACGTGGGGGTCACGAATGCGGTCAACGCCGCGACCTCCGCGCCGTGCTGGTTCATCACGAAGCTCGAATACGATGCCGATCCGTGCGTGATCAGGAGCCGGAGCCTATCGCCGCAGAAGGCGTGGGACGACCGGGCGACGCTGTTTCCGTGACCTATGCCATGCGGCTACTCATTCGTCTACAACCCTCTGACCGGGCGGCTCGATCTGGTAGGAACCGGATCGGGCGGAGGGGGTGACGTGCCGCCGCCGCCTTCCTCGGTGCTGGCGAAATCCATCGCCACCACGGTTCCCTCGGCGATCAAGACGACGGTGGTCACATTCACCGCCGCCGCCGATACGTTCATCACCGCGATTTATTGCTCGGGGATGGAATACGGAAAGTGGTATCTGGTGAAGAACTCCACCGATGAGATCATCCAGCGCGGCGGGCCGGATCGGGATCAAGCGTTCACTTTTCCGAACCCTTGGAAAATCTTGTCAGGCGATGTAATAGACGTGAAGGTGGAGCATTTCGTATCGGGGCAGACTCCGAATTTCGAGGCTACCATCATGGGGTATATCTGATGGGCGACATCGGATTGAAACAGCAATGGCTCGTATCTCCGACGAAAGAAGTCGAAGATATGTGGCTTGCCGTTCGATTGCAGGAAAAGCGGTCGATGATCAACCGCTACCGTCAGGACATTGAAGACCTCACGAAGGGCCGGATGGTCGAGCTAACAGCGAAGATCCGAATGCTGGAGCTGGAGATCCGGACTCTAGAGACACAGATCAATTCTTCTCAGGCCGTAGAGACATCGTCCATCGACGCTGAGATCATCCAACCTAAAGGAGGACTCTCAAATGGCTGACGGACATTTCCCTACGCTAGTCTCGAAAGATCGTGATCCAAATGCAGTAGCGAACCCGATGTGGCTCGAGCTTTCCGACGGAGCGGTCGCCCTTCACAAGGCGGTCGATACGGCGGCTGGCGCGGCTGATTCGGGCGTGGTGCTTCTCGCCCAGCGCGACGACACCCTCTCAACGCTGACCCCGGCGGACGGAGATTATGTTGGACTCCGCACCGACGCGAATGGCGCTCTCTGGGTCACGCTGACGGCGGCTGGCAATTCAGAAGTGAAGCAGGATGACACCGCCTTCACTCCGGCGACGGATTATGTCGGAGTGGCTGGATTCTTCGCGGATGAAACCGCGACGGATCTGGTGGACGAAGGCGATGTGGGCGCGGCTCGCATGACTCTCGACCGGAAACAGCTCATGGTCTTGGTCGATGCGACAACCGATACGAATCGCCTCGCGATTGACTCGAGCGGATACGCTCAGGTCGATCTGGCGGCGGTGTCGGTGACAGCGGTTCCAGTTTCGAGAGATGGGAATGCGAACTCCCAGACGAACCCGATCTATGTGCAGGTCGTCACGACCGCCGTATCGGCTTCGGAAGTCCACTTCTACTCGACAACCGCGAACGTGGCGGCGGATACCGCGACGAACCATGATTACACCGTGACGGGAACGACCTTCCTGCTCAAGAGCGTGATCTGGGCCAGCTCGGGCGGGAGCAAGGTGGTCATCTCGACGGGGCCGCTGGCCTCGCTGGCGACAATCGCGGTCGGGTTCATTCAGAAGGCGGGTGGATTCGGACAGATGTTCTTTGATCCTCCTCGCGAAGTCCCGGTCACCTCGACGGGCACGGTGCGAGTGGCGATCACGAACATGCAGGGGCAGACGCAGGACGTATATAGCACGATCATCGGGAACGACATTCCGTAAATAGATTCTGGAGTGGGGGGATAACCAGTCAAAAAACTTCCCTGTTTTTACCGAGGAGGAATCATGGCAGATCTGAAAGAGGACGGCACGCCGCTGGAGGTCAAGGGAGAAGCAGTTCCTCCTACCGAAACCAGCGTGTCGAAGGAAGAAAAAGAAATCCCGGCGACGGAAGCGAAGGCGGGAATTGAGCTTCGCCCGAGCTATGTGCAGAGCGGGAACGAGCTGGTCGTCATTGTGAAGATGCTGGAATCTCTCAACAAGAATCTGGCCTTCCTCGCGACGACGATTCATAAGCACCTAAACCCGGAGAAGTAATGGCTGATATCAAGCCCAACGATAAAGACGAGTTCGTAATCAGCGATCGGACCTATCCGGACCGATCGCTTGAGATCGACTTGCTCGGGAGATCCACCGCAAGATCGGCGATCCATCATGCCGCCGGAACGCTCAAGGTTTACAGTACGGCGGTTAATGTAAACCTTCCCACCAGCGGGACTGAGACTCGTATCCTTCTGCTTCGCAATCCATCCGGGAGCGGAAAGACGCTCCGGCTCCATTCAATCTCTGGGCTTTTAACCAACACGGTTTCAGCGATCGCAATTCTTCGGGCCTATATCGGGCCAACCATCACCGCAACCGGGACCGCCGCGACCATCTTCTCGAATGCTCAGGGCGGAGGAGCCGCCGCGACCGCGATGCTGGCCTATTCCGGGCCCACCGCGACCGCTACAGGGAGCCGCATCTCCGGGGCGCTTCTCCTCAGCGGGACCGCCGGAGGCAGGGAAGTCACCCAGATTTTTGACGGGAGCGTCACGCTGGCGGCGAATCATGATCTTCTGATCACCGGGCAACCGGACGGGACCAACCGCGCTTCGGAAATCACCGTGACGTGGGTGGAGGAATAAATGCAGGGAATGGAACTATCGAGCTGGTCCAGTTTTGAAGCGCTGATCGCAAGCAAGAAATTACTGATGCAGTATGTCGAGACTCCGACCGCCTTCGAGATCTACGCGCCGGAAGCGGACACCTTCTTGTGGCACATCACCCTTCTAAAAGGGACTTCCGACGGCGACGATTTTGAGAACAACCACAAGGCGACCGCGAATGCTCCGCTTGAGATTAAGGCGGGGCCGGGCCGTCCCCAGCGGGTCTGTATCAGTCCCCAGCCGGACGGGACCTACTGGCATGAGAAGGGCTATGTCCTCGAATGCGGGGCGAATGATTCCACCGCCGAGCTGATTGTCAGTTTCTCGGCGAAGGTTTATCTGAATGGCGGAGAGATTGTCTCGCCCAGCGTCGTCGAAGGGGACAAGTTCAAGGGCGAGGTTCAGACCCAGATCGGCGGGAATTGGACGACGATCCTCGCGCCGCTCGAGGATATTTACATGCTCCCGAATTTGAAGTCGGTGGTGCGATCGGACGAATGTATGGAAATGCCGACGACCTATCGCTTGAAGATCACCTTTACCCCGGCGGCGACCGGGACGGCAAAAAAACTTTACGTGAAGCTCGACTATTTTCAATGACCGATGAATCTCGAACCCGGAGACCTACTGTTTTACCCGGACGACGGAAAGTGGAAACACGCGATCTTCGCGAAAGCGCAGGAGTGGGCGGGAGAAATGGGAGAGGTCAAGAGTCCCGGCATGACGCACGTAGCGCTGGTGGCGTTTCCATCCGATCTAGGCGTGGACATGAAGTGGCCGAAGCCCGCCTTTCGATTCATGGCGGACGACTCTCGACCGAAGCGGATTATGAGACCCGGGTGCGATGAGCGCACGAAGCTACGGGCGATCTATTGGTGCTACATGAACATCGGTGAACATTATTCGTTCGTGGACATGCTCCTCGGAAAGATGGGGCTGGTCCGGTGCTACAAGGTCTGCTCCGCATGGGTGGATCGGGCCTATAAAGAGGCGGGCTTTCCCTTAACCTCTGAGAGCGACAAGCTGGTTAGCCCGAACGAATTGTTCAGCTCGAAGCGATTGACGGAGGTGACCGACTATGCCGCTTGATCAAGCTACTCTTGAAGCCCAGCTCACCGCGATTCAGGCGGCGATTACGACCGCGCTGGCGAATCCTAGACCCAACTGGCAAGTCGGGCACGTGCGGTTCGATCATCAAAATTATTTGAAGTGGCTCTATGACGCTCAGGATCAGCTCGTCGAACAGCTTCGCTCGATTCCCAGCGAGTCGATCGACACCCACGAAAACAAGATCGACGCATTCGGGCGGGACGGGAACGAATATCACCATGAGGAGAACGGATAATGGCCTATCCTCCGCGAGTCGAGATCAGGGCGGAAGCCGCCGCCGAGATCGACGCATGGGCGACCCCTTGCACCGTGAAGCGGTTCGTCTCCACAACCGATGCTTCCGGGCGAAAGGTCGGGTCTTACGTGACCCAGACGACGACGGAAAAGCTATGGATTCAGCCCGCCGGAGGGTTCGCGGATACGAAGGACTTCGGAATCGGAGCCGAAACAACGCATCTCGCGTTTCAAAATTATTCAGGGTACGTGCTCGAGGCGAAGGATCGAATCGTGCCCAGCGGTCAGACTTACGAATACGACGTGCTTCGCGCGCTGGTCTATGAGTCGCACAGGCTGGCGGAGCTGAGGCAAGTCCCGAGGGTTTAGGATGGCGAAAGAAATCGAGGTCAAGGGAGTCGAGCGGGTGGTGAAAAACCTCTCCGATCTCAGCGACCGGACCTTCAAGAATCTGGTGAATGCGGCGGAGGCGGTGCAGGCGATGGTGATCAATACCGCCCGGGATCTTGCTCCGAAGGTCACGCACAACCTCGAGAAGTCGATTCAGGCCGGGGATGTGATCGTGAGCGATGGCAATGTCACCGCCGAGATCATCGCCAACGCCGACTATGCGTCCTATGTCGAGGAAGGGACGCGCCCGCATTTCCCGCCGCTGGAGCCGATCAGGGAGTGGGCCTCACAGGTTCTCGGCGATCCGGGCGCGGCTTTCCCGATTGCCCGGAAGATTGCGGAGCGCGGGACGAAGGGCGTTCACTTCCTCGAGAATGCCCGCAAGGCGAATGTGCAGACCTTCATCCGGGCGATTCAAAGGGCGGCGAAATTATGAAAGAAGTCGAGCAACTGGTTTATGCGCGCATGATCGCCGACACCGTGACGGGCGGGCTCGTCCCGCTTCTCGGGAGCGTCGATCGGATCTTGCACGCCTATCAATCGAACGTTCCGCCAGCGCCGGGGTTGACCTTCCAGATCTGGAACAGCGTCCCCGGGACTTTGACGGGCGACTTCATCCGCACCCATGAGATTTTTATTCAGTTCAATATCTTCTCGAATAGCTATCCGGACATTGCGTTCCGGCTCAAAAGATTGTTCGATGGATACTGCTTTACGGTTCCGGGAAATTATCTCGAGATCGGCGCGGTGTCGTCGGTTTTCGATTGGGAAGACACAGACGGGTTCGACGAACAGCTCCAGATACAGCGGAAGGATCTTCGGTTCCGATTCTTCGTTGTACCAAAAGCTCAGAGCCCTATCTAATGCAAGGAGGAAAGAGCCATGAGTGGAAGTAATGCTAATGCCTACGCCGAATCCCGTCGGCTCCTGCTGGGGCTTGGGGATCTCTACATCAACAATGAGTTCGTGGGAAACTTGAAGGATGCGGTCACGCTGACGGTCACGCGCGAGTATGCGTACCAGCGCGCGGGGAACAACATCGCTGATCAGAAGGGTGAAGCGACTCGGGAAGAAGTCACGCTTGAGGCGACGATCTGCGACTTGAAACTGGCGCAACTTCGCCGCGCCTTCGGAATTGATACCGCCGTGGATGCGACCACCGACAAGGTGATCCGCAATCGCGAGGTCTTGAAGCTGACCGGGGTCACCTTCACTTCGCCCGCCGAGACAATGGTGAGCGGGTCGATCAAAGTCTGTTCGCTGGATCGCAAGACGGATTATGTCGTGACGACCGACTGGCTGTTGTCCGGCGGGGATATTCGCCGAGTCTCTGGCGGCGGAATTTCCGACGGGCAGTTCGTCGCTCTGGAGTACAACTTCTCGGATGCTGGCGCGCAATCGCTGGCCTTCGGCGGAGAAACGAAAGCGCCGAATACGTTCCGGATGGACTTCACGCACAAGGATTCGACCGGGAAGCTCTGGCAGATCACGTTCTTCAAGGCGATGACGATGACGGAATTCGAGATGGCCTTCAATGAGCGCGAGAGCGGAGACTATACGGTGCACAACATTTCCTTCAAGGCGCTGGTGGATACCACCAAGCCCGAAGGTCAAAATCTGATGGAGATCGTCCAAGAGGACGCGGCTGTTTAAGAGCTGAACTCCACAAGACTCCGGCAAGGGGGGACGCAAGAGCCATGAGCCTATCGTCCGAGGTTGACAGACAAGTCGAGGCGTTAAAAGAATTCGGGGTTCCGATTAAATCCGGGGCTCGCGTGATGCGCCCGGAAACCGCGAAGGCGAGCGTCGGGGATCTGGCCTCGGGGGTCTGGGTCCATCGCTGGGCGCGCAATGCCTGTCAGAATTATCAGACCGTGATGGCAGGGGAAGGAATTCGGTTCCTCAACGACGCTTGTCTGGGGCTTCCAGCGTTCGTGTGCGGTGTCGGGCCTTCCCTCGACGATATCATCCCGGAGCTGAAACAGGCGGAGAAGCGGGCGATCCTGATCGCAACGGATGCGGCTTTCCGACCGCTTCTCGCGAATCAGATCCGCCCGGATCTGGTGATCTCGTTCGATTGCAAGGCGGAGCAATCGACCTTGTGGGAAAGCGCCCCGGATCATGGAATCCCGGCGCTGTTTGATTCATGCGCGCACCCCAGCGCGTACCGGAGCTGGAAGGGCCCGGTGCTCTTTTACAACCACTGGCATCAACAGGACCAATTCTCCGCGAACCTCCTTCCGTATATCTTCCCGAATATCGGACAGCTCCCCAGCGCCGGGACGGTCGGCAACATGGGGCTCCTCGCCGCGCGGCTGATGGGATGCAACCCGGTTTATGCGGTGGGGATGGACTTCTGCTATCGGCAGATTGAGGGCGGATGGCGGTATCGGGCGATAGATTATCGGATCGTCAATGATGGCGAGGGCCAGCATTGGAGAGAGACAGAGAACAAGGTGCTCTATAACAACGATGAGCGGGTGGCGCGGACATTCGATTTGGAAGTCGGCGGGAAAAAGTTCAAAACCGACCCGGAGCTGTCCCATTATTACGAGGCGTGCATTCGGGTATGCAAGGAGTACAAGGTCAATCTGATGAATGTCTCGCCGGGTTCCATGCTGGCGGATCAGGTTCCTTTCTCGACCCTCGAGAGCGCGCTGGACACTTACGCGCGATTCCCGATCATGGGCGGGCGGCACATCCTCCCGTTCCTCGACAAGATTCTGGGCCGGGTGCGATGAAATGGATACAGGGAATAACGGTGGAGCTTCCGATCGACTGGATCAACGCGATCTTTGGGCGGGTGTCGAAAAAAGGCTCGGTGAGGCTCAGAGTCGGGGAGCGTTTGACGATCAAGGGCGAGCCCTTTCGCGTCCTCCTCCTGTCGAAAGAAGGGCTGATGCTCCAGCCCGAGAAGGGCGTGACCATCGTGGAGGACAAGTGAGAAACGGAAACGAGTGGCCGCAATCCACGAAGCCTTACCGGACCAACCCTCCCGACGGAACGGTGGGGCTGGTCATTCCCATGCGCGACAATTTGAAATTCTTCAAGCTCTGCTATCACTCGATCCTCGACTTCACCGACTACCGCTATATGCTCACGATCGTCGATAATATGAGCACCTTCACGACCCGGCAATATCTGGACTCCATCCGCCGCAACCACAACGTGAACATTCTCAGCTATCAGAAGGACCACAATTTAGTCGAGGAGATCCGCCTCGCGATGCAGTTCATGTTCGCGTTCGATACCGTCAAATATGGATGCGTGGTCTTGCCCTATACCGTCGTCGAGCCCAACTGGTTGTCGAGGATGGTCCATGCGCTGAACTCCACCGAATGCGACGCGCTCGAGCCGATCTTCGTGCCCAACGGACAAGAGGCGAAGCCGATCCTTCTGTTCAAGAGGGAATCCTTCAAGCCCGAGGAGGGGCTGGGATTGACGAACATCATGACGAGCGAGATCATCGCGCACCGATTTTCGAGAGTGCCGACAGCGGTGGCTGAATGAAGCCGCTCGCCCAGCTCTACGCGGAGCTGTCCACGACGGACGTGCGGCACAAGGACATGATGCAGTTCCTCTCGATCCATGCGCGAGGGAATGTCGTGCAGATCGGGATGGTCAACGGAGCCGGGACCGCCGCGCTCCTCTATGGGGTGGAGCATAAAGGCGGGCACGTCTGGACGATCAACCCCAGCGATGACTCGGCGAATTATTTTATCGGGCATCCTCAGTGGACGATGGTGGAGGCGGACCCGACCCAGATGGAATACATACGGGGAGCGGGCGTTCCCGAGGAAGCGAACTTGCTCTACATTCGTGCAGAACCTACGATGATAGAGACAGCGACGATCCTGAAATGTCACGGACACACGCTCAAGCTGGCGGGACTCATCATTGTCGCGGCGGCGCGCGCGAACCTCAGCGTTCGGCAGGCCTGCGAGGACTACGCCAAAAGCTTCGGGATGCGGTTTCATATCAGGCCCAGCGAAGCGGACCTCGGTGTGATCTTCTACCCAGACAACAAGGAGGTCATTCAAGATGTCGGAGCTTAAAGCCGGAGATCAAAAAGTGTTCGAGGTGGGAGATAAAACCCTGACGATCGAGCCCGTCCCGTATGGGAATGTGAAAAAGATCTTTCGCATTATCGGGAGCGCCATGACGGATATCACCGCCGGGAAGAATGCGGTCACGGATATCCCGGACACGATCGACAAGTATATGCCGGAGTTCTTTCCGCTCTTGTTCCGGAAAGGGACGCACGATTTCGTGACGACGGAATGGATCGAGGACAACCTGACCATCATGACGATGAAGGAAATTCTCGAGACCGCGATCAAAGTGAATGGGCTAGAAGATTTTTTCACAAGGAAGGGGGCGGCGGTGGTAAATCCTCCGGGGACCAGTACATTTACCACATCTTCGCCCTTGCCTACGGCTGGCGACCTTCCGAAGTAGAAGAAGAAACGTGGCCCATGCTCAAGGGCCTGTTGGAGTGCATGAAAGAAATGCCGCCGACGGACTTCATCGCCGGGGCATGGGCGAAGTCGAAAGCGCCGAAGCCGATCGCGCAACAAGCGGCGGCGCTGGGGAAAGTGAAAAAGGGCAAGGTGAAAAAGCGTGGCTGATGCTGGCGAAATTAGCGTAACACTCACCGTTAAAGCGGAGGAGTTCAAGAAAGCTCTCGACGGGAGCAAGAAAAACCTCGAGGACTTCGGGAAGAAAACCGAGAGCTTTTTCAGCGCCCAGAACATCGCGATCGGGGCGGCGATTGCCGCCGTCGGGAAGTTCGCGAAGGATTCCGTCGCCGCCTACATCCAGTCCGAGAATGCCAACGCACGCCTGACGCAAGCGCTCGCCAACCAAGGGCTCGCCATTGAGGAGAACGTCACGCGCATGAATGAGCAAGCGCTGGCGCTCCAGCAAGTCACCGGGGTGGAGGATGACGCGATCATCTCCGGGCAAGCGCTCCTGACCACCTTCGGGCTTCAAGGCGCACAGATGGAGAAGGCGACACAGGCGGCGCTGGATCTTTCAGCGGCGACCGGGATGGATCTCCAGTCGGCTTTCATGGCGATGTCGAAAGCGGCGGCTGGCAACATGGGCGCGCTCACCCGCTACATCGGCGAGATCGACAGCTCCCTACCGAAGCAGGAACAGTTCGCGGTCGCGGTCAAACGGATCGGCGACACGATGGGCGGCGCGGCGGCGAATCAAGCGAAGACCTTCGGCGGTCAGATCCAGATTATGTCCGCCAACTTCAACAATCTACAGGAAGAAATCGGCAAGCTCATCGCGGGCCCGGGCGCTGGGGTTGTGCAATGGATCAACGGGGCAATCCTCGCCTTCACGACCTTCATGCAGACGGTCAATTCCACGATCGCCTACTTCGGCGGGCTGGGGACGGTCTTCCAACTGATCGTGATCGGAGCGCTCCGGGATTTCATGAATGCGCTGACCCTCGTCGGAGTGCAGATGACGAATGTGATCGGGATCATCCCGGGGCTCGGCGGGTCGATGGACGTGCTTCGCCAGAAGATCATCGCTGGGAATGCCGAGATTCAGAAGCGCATCACGTGGACGGAAATCGAAATCGAAGAAACCGGGAAAGCCGCCGCCGCCGCGAAAGCGGCGGAACAGACGAAGGTTCAGGCGAAGCGAACCGCCGCCGTACAGGAAGTCGCCATTATCGACGGGCTCTCGACCTATACCTCAGAGATGATGAAGAAGGAACTCGAGGAGCGGAGAAAGCAAGCCGAGGAGAAGGCGAAGATTCAGCAGGACTGGTTCGACACCTTCACCACCACCGAGGCGGAGATGAACGCCTTCGCGATCCAGGAAACGAACCGCTTCTTCGACGGATTCGGGACCGCGATGGCGGACATGATCGTCGATGGTAAAGATTTTGGCGAGTCGATGAAGAAGGTTTTCAAGGATATGGCGAAGCAGATCATCTCCTATCTGGTGCAGATGATCGCGAAGATTATCGCCTTCCTGATCTTGCGGGAAGCCGCGCGCCAGTTCGGCGGGGCGTATGGGCAAGCGTCCGCCGCCGCGATGACCGCCGCCGCGAATGCGACGGACTGGGGCGGATCGGGGATGGCGAGCGGAGGCATGATCAACGAGCCTTCGATTATCACCGGGCTCCGGAGCGGGCGCTCTCACATGGCAGGGGAAGCCGGGCCCGAGGCGGTCGTTCCCTTCGGCAATGTCTCCAACGCTGAGATGGCGGGCGGTGGCGGGATCACGATCAACATTTCCGGGCATTTCATTCAAGGCGACGATGCGTCATGGCAACGGCTGATGCGGGAGCGGATCGTTCCGGAGATCCGGCGCTTCACGATGGCTTCTCCCGTCGGACCATTCAATAGGCGAAGGGGCATTTCATGACCTCGATGATCAACGATGTCATCTGGAATAACGAGACATTCAATGGACCCTCGATTCCTCCGGCAATCCCGGGGTCGGCGAAAATCCTGTTCAATCAGACCGGGATCACTCTCGACTGGACAATCGTTCCGGCGGCTTCAACCTATCGCGTGCAAGTGAGCATGTTCCCCGATTTCCGCACGGTCTTTATCGACGATCCGACGCTCACCGTTTCACAGATCAGCTTCACCGATGGCGAGGCGGACAATGCCCGGCGCTACTGGCGCTGGCGACCCTCGATCACTCCGGGCCCGATTTACATCGAGCCGTGGTCGGAGGTTGGCTCTTACTGGCTGGATACCGGAGCGGCGCAGGAGATCACCCTCCCTCGGCATACGTGGGCGATCTTCGATGTGGCGGATGTGACCGACATTTATGAGCTGGAGATCCATCCGGTCTATAAAATCGTGCCGATGAATCTCTACCGATCGCAAGAGCGGAACCGCCTCGGCGAACTTCTCTCGGAATTCTTGACGGTGAAGAATGAGATCACGCTCAATTTCACAGGGCAACAATACGTCACGCACGCGATGTTGAATGAATTCCGGAGATACCACAATTCGCTGAGGACTTTTTATCTGGCGACGTTGAAGGACGGAGTTCGCGAACGTCCTATGCCGCATATCTGGAGAGTCCAATTCACACAGGACCCCGCAATGAACATGATCGCCGCAGGGCGGGGCGATCTTGTCTCGGGAATCCTGTTGTTGACTGAGGTTTAAGGAGGCTGTCATGGCATTTTTTCCGTCATCCGTCGCAACCGCGCTTGAGCTTTTAGAGGCGCGCAACAACAAGTCGGCCTCGCTGGATATCGCGGTCAATCAATTCGCGACGACTCTGGATCTGGACGACTCCACGCCTTTCCCGGCTTCCGGGTACGTGACCTTCGCGGACAATAAAGAGATCGTCCAATATACGGGGAATGCCGCGAATCAGCTCACCGGATGCACGCGCGGGGCGGATGGCACGGTGGCGACTTCCCATTCCGCCGGGGTGTCGATTGAGCAGAGGCACAACGCCGCCTATCACAACACCCTCACGGACGAGATCATCGCGATTGAGACTTACCTTCAATCCGCCTTCGGCTTAACCCCGATTCCGCTCCTCCTCCCAGACGGGAGTGTGGGCGCTCCGACCTATAGCTGGGCCTCTGATCCGGATTCGGGGATCTACCGGGTGGGATCTGGATCGCTGGGAATCGCCGTAAATGGGGCTCCCGGGGCTCAAATTAGCGCGGCGGGCATCCAAGCCTTCCAAGGGGCGATTGTCGCGCCAGATGGCACAGCGGCTTCGCCTACGTTCGCTTTCAGCGGCTCTGTCACCACCGGATTGTACCGGGCGGCTGGGCTTCTGGGTCTTTCGGCCTCTGGGGTGGGGATTGCGACCGCCTCGGCGGCTGGCCTGACTGTCCTGACCGGGGCTTTCCTTGCTCCCAACGGGACGGCTGGGGCTCCGACCTTCTCTTTCACAGGATCGCCGACCGATGGAATCTATAAAGCCGCCTCTGGGGTAGGCATTGCGGCGGCTGGGGTTCTGGGCCTCGAAGTCAACGCGACCCAGCAAGTGCTGGTTCCGAAGGTTACGGATCAGCTTGTCCTTGGGACGACCAACACGATCACGCTGACCGCGCCCGCGCCCGCCGCCTCGCGCACGTACACAATCCCCGATGTTCTGGCGGCGGCTTCTTTCGTCATGACCGAAGGCAATCAGACCATCAACGGGGTCAAGACTTTGGCTGGGGCGAACTTGATCGCGCTGGCGGATGGGCTTCTCGCAACCCCGAGTCTCTACTTCGCCTCGGACATTGATTGCGGAATTTATAGGTCCGCCTCGAATAGCTGGAACCTTGTGGCTGGCGGAGTCGCGGTCGTGAACATGGTGGACACCTACTTCAATGTCCTTCTGACGGAATTCCATCCCAACGGATCGGCGGCGGTCCCTTCGGTCGCCTTCGCTTCTGATCAGACCACCGGGCTCTATCGCAACGGGGCGGGAATCCTCGGGATCTCCAACGCTGGAGTCTCGAACTATTTATTCGGCGGGTCCGGGGCGACCTTCTCTCAGGCGCTCCATGTTCCCGATGGGACAGCGGCGCTTCCCGGTCTGACCGGAGTCGATACCGATACCGGGGTTTATTTCAGCACCAACGTGGTCGGCCTCGCGACCAACGGGCTCTCGCGCCTATTCATTGATTCCACGAAGATCACTTCCCAGCTCCCGATCTGGAATGTGGACGGGGCGGTCGGCGCTCCGGCTTATTCCTTCGGAAGCGATACCGACAGCGGGATCTACTGGGCGGGCGCGAATGATTTTCGCCTTGCGGCTGGCGGCGCGGATGCGCTGGGCCTCTCGAGCGTGGTCACGGCTTATCTGGATCTCGTTCCGAATGCGAACGTCACCCGGGATCTGGGGACCACCGCGCTCGCATGGCTCAACATCCATGCGAAAAACAGCCGATTCATGGAAACAGGCGGCGCTGATTACGTGCAGATGGAAGGGCCAGCGGCGATCACGACTTCGTATCGGGTCGCGCTTCCTCCCGATGCGCCAGCAACCGTCGGACATACGATGCGGGTCGCCTCGCTCGGCACTCCGAATGTCCTCGAGTGGGGACCTTCCGGCGGGAACGGAGTCGCGGAGTACGTCGCCTATACGGTCGGCACTCCCTCCGGATCTTATTCCGGGAGCACCACGGTCTTTGATCTTCCGTTCACCTACACGGCGGACGGTAAAAATATGCGGGTTTTCTATAACGGGCAACAGCTCAAGCTGACAACCGACTATACGGAAACCTCGACCTCTCAGATCACCACCACCGCGCCGCTGATCGCCGGGCAATCCATCTGGTTCCGCACGGTGACAGGAGTCGGCGCTCCGACCTCGGTGAATCTCTACCGGGAAGATTATGTCGTCGGGACCGCGCTCAATAATTACACCGGATCGACGACGGTCTTCAACCTCGTCAATTCATACAACGTCGGCGGAAACGTCATGCTCGTCACCCTCGATGGCGATGTGCAGACGAAAGGCGCGAGCGTGGATTATCTCGAGACGAATTCCACGACCGTCACCTTCAACAATGCGCTGGTCGCGGGCCAGAAGGTGAGCTTCATCTGGGCCAACACGAACGGGACGAGTGGGGTCAATTCAGGGACCGCCGGGCAAGCCGCCTATTATTCGGCGAGCGGTGGAGTGGTGAGCGGGACTAATGCAGTAACCGTCGGGAGCAATGGTCCGAATGGGATCATCACAGGAACGAACACGAACGATAGCGCGGCGGCGGGGAAAGTTGGGGAATATGTATCGGCTTCGGATAGCGCCGGGACCAATTTTCCAGCATCAACCGTATTCGGAGACCTTCTTTCCATTTCCTTAACCGCCGGAGATTGGGACGTAACCGGAATTGTGGAAGCTGAATTAAACGGAGCAACCCTGACGAATTGGCTTATGGGAATCGGCCTCGTCGCTGGCAATAATCAAACTGGGCTGAACAATGGCGACAATCGCGTCGAGGGATTTAACCCCACCGCAAGCTCGCGAAGCACTTATACATGCCCGGGCTGGCGGTTATCTATAAATGCAACAACCACTGTCTATCTGAAGTATTTCGCGAATTATTCAGCGGGAACGCCGAAAGCGTATGGACGCCTGTCGGCCCGGAGGGTAAGATAATGGCACGCACACAGATTCATCAATCGCTGGTTCCGTCAATCGCGAACATCACAGGATATCGCCGACCTCAGCTCACGTGGAGTTCAGTCACCACCGTTAATACCGCGATCAACAGCGCGGACAATACTCACCGGATCATGGTCTTTCCCGATGGAAATATCCGATCCAACGATACGGCGACGCACGTGGAATACTCGCGCATGAACATCACGCGCGCGGCGGTGCTGACTGGCACGAAGCTGGGTGGGCTTCGCTCGGGAGAATCCGAGGCGACGAACACGTGGTATGCGTGCTATGCGGTGAAGTCTCAGGACGATACCGCGACGTGGGTGATTGTGGCGACGACCACGCTACCGATCAGCGGGACTTCAACCCTCGACGGATACTTTGGGGCGAACAACTGGACGTACCTCGGGCTCATTCGGAATGGGGACAATGCGGCGGCGACAGGAGATATCCTTTCCTTCGTCCAGTCCGGCGATACAACCATGCTCTACAACACTTGCACTCCGACGAACTTCGCCGGGAATCAGGCGGGCCTTATTTTGGCCGACCCCGGAGCGACGACAAGCTTGATCTATACCTACTCCGCAGGGACCGGGACAACGCAGATTCCGAACAATGTCGGGATGGCATGGTACGCCGGGTCAGTCAATGCTGGAGCGTCCGAATTGTCGGCACTTCGAGATGGAGGAGCATCGGTTCAGCACTTGTCGATTGTTTCCGTTTCGGCGGCACGCCACTATGGGCGTATATTTATCGCCGCTTCGTTGGGAGCAAGCGTCACTCCGGCGGCTTCTCATCCGTGCTGTATCGCTCTGACAGGATTCACGGACCTCGTTCTTGGAAATGGAATAGCCACAATCCAGTAAGGAGACTATATGTCACTCACCAAAATCGACGCATCGCAGATTTCCGGCAACATCGGCGGCGGGATCAATTACATCTCGAACAATATCGCGGAGAATGACACCTCCGGCTGGGTGACGTATAACGACGGCTCGGCGATTCCCGTCGATGGCACAGGCGGGAGCCCTGTCATTACATGGACGCGCACGACCTCCTCGCCATTGCGCGGCGGCGCTTCATTCCTGTTCACGAAGGATGCGGCGAACCGGATCGGGCAAGGCGTGAGCTATGACTTCACCATCGACTCGACCGACAAGGCGAAGCCCATCTATGTGAGCTTCGATTATCTTCCCTCGGGATTCACCGACGATTGGTTGAGCGTCTGGATTTATGACGTGACGAATGCCGCGCTGATCCAGCCCGCGCCCTATCTGATCAAGAATGTGGTCAATACGGAATCCTTCGCGGCGGTCTTTCAGTCCTCGTCGAATTCCACAAGCTACCGCCTGATCATCAACAATACGACGACCAGCGCCAGCGCCTATACGGTCAAGTTCGATAATTTCAAGGCGGGACCCAGCTATGCGGTGATGGGAAGCCCGGTGACGGACTGGCAGAGTTATACCCCAACCACACAAGGCTTAGGAACTCTCGGCGGTGGGTCGAATGCTTACTGGCGACGCAACGGAGACTCCATCGATATTATGGCGAGGCTTCTTACCGGAACGGTGACAGCGGTCGAAGCCAGAGTTTATCTTCCATCTGGGCTAAGTGTTGATACTTCTAAGCTGGCAGGGGGTCGCACAGTTATCGCTCCGCTTGCAAGGGAAACAGCGACAGCAGGGAATATCGTCGCCGTTCAAGCGAACTCTGGAGCATCGAACTATTTAACATTCGGAACATGGACGAACGCCGGATCTCCATTCGTCGTATCGACTGGAACTGGATTATTCGGGAACTCGGAACAGATTTCATTTTTAATCACGATTCCCGTTCTCGGCTGGTCCTCGTCGGTCCTCATGTCCGACAACGCAGACACGCGGGTGGTGGCGTTGAATCGCCTAAAAACGGGAAGCCAGTCCATCAATCAATCCGTAAACTCTTACCTAGATTTCCCCTCGGCACAAGTGGATACGCACGGGGCATGGGTCGCCGGAACGGGTTACGTTTCAGGCGCGGGAACATGGACGGTCTCTCCTAAATTTATCTGTCCTGTTTTTGGAGTTTACGAAGTCGAGGCATCCGTCTTATGCACGCCAGCGGCGGCGTGGACCGTTAATAATGCGGCGGCTCTGTCGATTCATAAGAACGGCTCATCGATCATTGCTGGAAGCGCGGCTTATGCGTGGGCCGCGACAACATCACCGGTCCCCTTGATTGTTCACGGAAACATTCAATGCAACGCTGGAGACACTCTCCAGATTTCGGGTGTGGCGAATATGGATCCGTCATGGTCTGCTGAAACCGGAGCGTTAAGAATCAATCGCCTCTCCGGTCCCTCGCAAATCGCCGCGACGGAGACGGTGGCGTGTCGAGTATATGCTTCCTCGGCAACATCTGTATCCGACAATACGATAACTAAGGTTGCGTATAATTCTAAGTCATTCGACAGCCACGGATCATTCAACACTTCCACGAATACTTTTACGGCTCCTGTAGGTGGAGTTTATTTGGTCATTGGACACATTGAATGGGCGGTCGGGAGCTTCGCGTCTGGAGGAACTGGGCAAATTTACCTCTATAAGAATAGCGGGCAAACATCATTGCTAAACAACAATGACCAGCCGGGAGTAACTTCGGCGACGAAAGCATTTACTCAGGAAGGCTCAGATATGGTTAGGTTGATTGCTGGGGACACCCTTGATATTCGAGCCTATCAAGTAAATAACGGGGGGACTCGCAACACGAATTCCGGAGAATATAGAGTTTATGCAAGCTTCGTCAGAATTGCGAACTAATTTCATCGGAGGAAAAATGAAACAGTTCATTGTGCTTCAAGTAATTTTGAGCGCGATTGTGTGTATGGAAGTGGAGTGGACGCGATTCTCCGGAACCGTGAAGGCGACGAATCAGCGAACGCAGACCGTGACGATTCAGAACCGCGACGGGGATCTGATCACCATTCCGGTAGATTATCAGGTCACGATCATGCACAAGGATGAGCTTCGCCAGCTCAAGGATCTACAGCTCGACGAAAAAGTAACCCTGATGCGAACGCCGAAAGAGCGCCCGCTGTCAGAGGAACCCCCGGTCCCCGAATGGGAGCCGAAGAAAAAGTGAGGATCAGATGAAAATCAAAAACCTGAACGATAAGATTAAACCCCTGACCGGAGAAGATGACCCGAAGGCGGCGGACGCAATGCCGACCTACAAGCGCGTCCTCCTGCTATGCGTCGGCAATATCGCCGCCGACAATGCTCAGGAAACCGAATCCTGTTTCCGGCTGGTGAATCAGATCAAGGCGGCGGATGACAAGCTGGAGCTGGACGATTCCGATGCGGCGGTCTTGCGCGCGGTGCTGGGGCGGAATCCCCTCCGATTGCCCGTCGCGATCATGGGCCCGGTACTTGAAAAACTGAACGACGCGGAGAAGTAACCGATGGCTTCGGTCGCCTTCCTTGCCGAGATGGAGCGCAAGCGAGGAAGCAACCCTCGCACGAAGATCGAATTCATCGACAAGACCAACACCGTCACCGACATCTCCCGGTATTTCCTTTCGATAGCATCCTTCGAGCAAGTGAAAGAGCGCGCGCCCGACGAGATTCAGGCGGGCGAATTCGATGTGGCGCTCTCGAATGTGGACGACACCTTCTCGGAATACAAGGTCGGCTCGCTCTTTTACGGGCTGGACTATCATGGGTCGCGCATCCGGGTGAGTGAAGGATTCCTCCTCCCGGACGGGACTGAGGAATACGAAGTGCAGGGGGTGGGGTATATCGACATTCTCAGCACCGATCCGCAGGAATCGCGGGTCATGCTTCGATGCCGGGACATTCTCTGGCGGATCATGGATCAGAAGATCCACCCGCGCCCAGCGGATGAAGTCGTTATGGCGGGCCTCGGGAATACCGGGGATGGAGTCGTCACCGGAGTGGGCAAGCTTCCCTTCGCGACCGTGACTGAGAGCTGGACCCTCACGTGCACAACTCCCGGCGGCGATGCAGTCGCGATCTTTTCGGTGGTCGGATCGGTGTCGGGCAATATCGGCAACGCCACCAGCGGAACCGAGTTCGTGGACTCGACCGCTGGCATTCGCTTCACGATCCGGGCGGGCCCGACGAACTGGGCGGCGGCGGACACCTTTCAATTCGATCTTCTCCAGCATCCCGAGTGGACCGATCTCAACGCTGGGAAAATCATCTGGTCGATTCTGACCGGGTACGATTGGGACACCAACGTTCAGGAGTCCTTCTCGGATCTGGTTTTCGATTTCGACAACACGCAATCTTCCGCCAACACCGAACTGGATTACGATTCTTTCGCGACCGCGATTTCGATCATTGATTCTATCGGGGTCTATGATGTGAAGGGATTCGTCCCTTACGATTCGGACGCGATCGGATATATTCAGTCCCTCCTCGTCATGTTCCTCGGCTCGCTCTATACCGGGAGTGATGGAAGGATCAAGCTATCGACCTATGTGCCGCCTTCTTCACCCAGCTTCACGCTATTCTCAGACGATAAAAAGATCAAGGCGCTCTCGATCAAGCGGAGCGTGGACGAGATCATCAATTCCGTGACGGTCCTCTACAAGGGCTCGGACATCTGGCAATGGTCGGCGGAAGGGGTTTATCTGGATGGCTCCTATGTTCTGACTGATCCGACTTCGGTGACGAAATATAAATTGCTCCAACAGGTTTTTGAAATTCCGTGGTATTCGACTTCCCGGAATCATGTTCAGGACTTCGCCGACAAGCTGATCAAGCGCTTCGCGGAGCCGCCGCTCAACATCGAATTCCAGACCGGGCTGGACGCGCTTCTCACCCAGATCGGCGATCGGGTGCAGATCATCGACACGAAGACCGGGATCGACACCATCGCGGAAGTCACCGCCATGTCGAAAACCTTCGATCAACCGATGGCGGCGATCTCGATGAGATGCCGGGTGGATCAGAGCACGAACACCGTCTTCGGAGCGATCGGGTCCGAGATCGACGAAGGCGACGGATTGAGCCCGCAGTCGGACGATTACGATACCGCCAGCGTATCGGACAAGAGCATCGCCGCCTATTTCTCACAGGTCGGCGATACGAATCCGCCTCAATACAGGATGTTCTAAATGGCTTACCTGAATCTTGTCGGGACGTTCATCTATCGCGAACCGCTCTACCGGGCAAAGGTGGACGCGCTCGCCGAAAATGATGACTTCCTGAAAGACAACGGCTGGCAGACCGCAACCGAAGCCCTGTTCTTTCAAGCCTCAGTCCCGACCGGATGGACTCAGGATGTGGCGAATAACAACCGCTATCTCCGGGTTGTGTCCTCGCTCGGAGGCGGAGGGACCGGAGGATCGCATACCCCGACGACCGCGATCCCGCTGGCGCATAGCGCGCATTCCATCACCGCCGCTCCCACGCACACGCACAGCGCGGGTGCGCATACTCACAACATGGATTATGTCGCCGACAAGCTCCAGATGACCGGAACCCAGCGGGTCATGGTGGAGGATGGCGGCTTTATGATGTTAAGCGACCGCTCGATTTCGAGCCCGAATCTTCCGCGCATCTATCCGTACACGGACCAGTCCTCGAGCATTACCAGCGGCGCGGATGGCGCGCACGATCATGGCGGGGCAACGATCAATTCCCCACTGGCGGATCTCACCATCTCTTATTGCGACATCATCCTCGGGACGAAGGATGCGGGCGGCGGAACCTATACCGATTACACCAGCTACTTCGGGTCCGGCGACAAGATCGACTTCGACCCGTTCGACGGCATGGCGGACAATGATGCCTACAACAATACCCGGCTGATGCCCGCGACGACCGTGATGATCTGGGGACAGGCGACCGCGCCGCTGGCATGGACGAAGCTTACGTCGGTGGATGATCGGATGCTCCGGGTGGTATCGGGCGCTGGCGGCGGAGTGGGCGGGAGCTATGGCCCGCAGTTCGAGGTCACGGTCCAGCATATCCACGCGACCAGCTCGCAAGCGGGGCATTCTCATACCGTCCCGTCGCATGATCACCAGCTCGCGGTGAGCGCTCCGACCTTCCATTGGGACTATACCCCGTTCTGGGGCGATGAGCGGCGCTATGTGCAGAGCGATGGAACCTACCTCCGGCCTTCCGATTTCGTAGGCCCGACCGCCAGCCGGACGGTTTATAAATCGAGCGTCAATAATGTCGCGACGACGACGCAATCGAACGTCGCGCACACGCACGTCATCCAACAGGCGGGCACGAATTTCACCCTCGCGTATGTGGATGTGATCGCTTGCTCGAAAGATTCCGCCGGGGCTCCGTATCCCTACGATGATCTCACGGCGGTCTTCGCGTTTAAGAAGCTGGTGAGCAAGCAACGGCTGAATCGGATGGCCCAGAATGACGAGCATCTGAAATACCACACGACCCCGGCTGGATCGCGGACCTTCTTCATGATGGCGAGCCCGCCACTCCTCTGGACGAAGATCTTCTCGTATCATGATCTCGGGCTCCGCCTGACGACTGGAGGGTCTGGTGGGACTCAGGCTGGCGGGACTCAATTCATGAGCGCGCCGATCGTGCTCGCGCACACGCACGGAATCGACGGGGTGACGCATGATCATCAATTCACGAATCACGTCCACAGCCTGAATACCGATACCCGGACCGCGAATCCGATCTATGCCGACCGATATATCGGCGCTCAATCCGGGGATCTCCCGGTCCCGTATCTTCGAGAAGGATTCGGGCCAACGACCATCAACAATAACCGATTCAAGACGACGACTACCGGGACGACCGGGACAACAGGAACGAATACGCACACTCACGGCGGAGTCACCGGATCTCAGCTCGCGAACATTTCGCTGGCTTATCTCGACGTGATTTATTGCCAGAAGGATTGACCATGCAGAATACCGACGAACGAAGGATCATGGTGTGCCCGCTGAATGGCGGGCGATGCTATGAAGGGCGGCGCGATGATTTTCCCACGACCGCCGACAAGATGCCGCTCACGTGCCGCTGGTGGGTGCATCTCTACGGGAAAGATCCTCAGAGCGAAAAGATAATGGACCAGCACGATTGCGCGATCGCATGGCTTCCGGTGACGACGATCGAGACTTCCCAGAATGTCCGGCAGACCGCCGCGAGCGTGGACAAGACCGCGAATGTGCTCAATGAAGTCGGGAAGCAGATCGCGAATGTCCAGAAGGCGCTCTATATCGAGGCGGTGAAGCAGGGCCAGATCTCGGGCGGGAACCCCTCGCTCAACCCGCCGCCGGAGCCGGAGGATTAAAGTGGCGAAATACCGATACTTCAAGGATTCCGAAGTCGAAGGACTCGTCCATGATTTCGTCAAAAAACTGGACGACGCTCGAGGCATGGCGGGAATTCCATTCGTGATCACCAGCGGGAAGCGCACGAAGGCGAAGAATGCCAGCGTGATCGGGGCGGTCGCGAACTCCGCGCATCTGAAAGGGCTCGCGGTGGATTTGAGGGTGCGCTCAACCCGGGAAGTCGCATTGATTCTCGACGCTTGCTATGAAGCCGGGATCAAGCGGCGCGGGATCTATGTGAATGAATTCATGCACCCGATACACTTGCACGTCGATGACGATTCCGAGAAGGTGAGCCCGGTTATCTTCATCAAGCGGGAGGAGAATTGACCGCTCCCCAGATTGATCATGTTGCGGTAGAGCTTTACAAGCACGCCGACGCGAAGATTGAATCCTTGCGCGGGGACATCGGCGAAATGGTCCGGCATGATGTGGAGCTGGGGGTAAAGATCGACCATCTGGCGGAGCGGGTGGATCAGGGCGTGGCGGTGACCGGACAGAAAACCCTCGAGCAAGTCATGACCCTTGTGAATAAGCTCTCCGAATATAAAGTGCAGATGGATCAGCAGGGCCTCGAGCTGGGCAATCATCGGAAGGAAATCGACCGGATCAATACGGCGGTCTTCTGGGTCGCGACGACCGGGGTGCTCGGAGGGATCGTCACGCTGGTGATCAAGTGGATTCATCCTTGACGGAAGGAGCCGCACTTGTTTGACTATACGCTTAAAATGCTATGGAGACCCGACAGCCCGACCTTGTGCTCAGAAACCAACCACGTATTCTTATCCGCCGGGTCATCGTCCACGATTCGCGAGGGCGTGTCCTGCCAGTGCGGAAAAACCATTTCGACATTAAGGACGTGCACGGAGTGCGGATCATTTCAGTTTACCGCTACCCCGAAAAAGGAGCTGTCATGAACATCGCTGAAATGCTGAACCCGAAGAAGTGGCTCGAGGGAGTAATCGTCACGAAGGTGCTCGGAAAATTCGCGAAGCACGCGACAGGCGCGGTGATCGGATTTCTGACCGGGCCGTGGTTCGCGAAAGTCGTCGCGCCGATCTTAAATCAGGTCGGGATCAGCATCGACTTCTCAAAGTTCGAGGAGGGAATGACCGTCCTCCTGATCGGAGCCTTCGGTGCGCTCTGGAACTATATCCAGCATCGGTTCTTCAAAAAAAGCTAGTTACGCTTCGCTCCTCCGGAATGCGGAGGGGTCTAAGTGGGAGCGGGCGCTCGAGCTGTTAGTGCGCTGGTTCCAGCTCCCGAAGCCGGAGCGGTCCTACCGATTCCATCCGGAGCGGATGTGGAAGGCGGACTTCGCATGGCCCGCCCAGAAGCTCATCGTGGAATGTGAGGGCGGGATCTGGAAGCGCGGCGGCGGCGGGCATTCGCACCCGCTGGGGATTGAGCGAGACATCGAAAAGTACAACGCCGCGACGCTTTTGGGCTGGCGCATCCTTCGCTTGACTGATAAAATGCTGGCGAAGAAAAGGCTCGGCGAGACCGCCCAGCTCTTGCGGTCGGCGCTGAATCTGTTATAATCCGTCCTGTACAGGGCGCGCTCGCGTTTGACCCTCCAGTTGCCGCGACCGCCCACTATATCGAGCAAGAGAGCCCTCCGTCGAAAGCCGGGGGGCTTTCTTTTTTTTGAAAAATGTTATTTGATCAACAAGCTCTAATTTCGCAACAGGAGGGGCCAGCCATTTCGATTAAAAAAGTTTTTCCCCAGACCATCATTCTCACCCCCGAGAACATCGAGGCGTGCAAGGAATACACCCGGCTATGCGCGGGTCGCGTCGATGATCATGTGATGGAGCATCAAGATGTGATGCCGACCGCCGAACAGAACAAGCCCAGCTATACGATGCTCACCGGAGCATGGGGCGAAGCGGCGGTGTCTCAATTCACTAAGATTCCGTGGGATCAAAAAGGCGAAACCCGCCACCGCCCGGATATGGTGATCAATGGGATCAAGGCCCAGATCCGCAACACCCGGATGGGCTGGCGCTTGCTCGTCCGAACATGGGACGCGAATTATGGCGCGCGCTATGTGATCGGGTGCTTCGGGACCGCGCCAGAGATCACGATCAAGGGGTGGATCTGGATCGAAGAAGCTTTCAAGATGAAGGAATGCTTCGGGCAACATCCGTTTCCGAAACACTTTTTAATTCCATACACTCAGCTCCATCTCGAAGCCTTTCCGGATGGTCAGCTCGAGCTACCGATTTTGGCGGGCTCGTCCCGCGACAGTCAAACGGTCCTGTAAGTAAAGAGTCGAATTCCTGCGGCGCAAGCCATAGTCAATTCTTAACCTGATCGAGAATTGAACGGAGCAGAGGGTGACTGGTACCTGATTATTCCTACGTGTGGGAACGGGGAACATCAAAACCACTACGAGTTCGTCGCGAGATGAGTCAAAAGCCCTGATCGTTCAGGGAGGACAGATTTTTTGAAAAAGAACCGCAATAGACGAACCCCTGAAAAATAACAGGCTTCGCTATTCGGCACGAAAAATGGAGGGATCGTGAAGCCGTACTCATTACCAGATCCTCAGAAACAGCCGGAAGCCTTTCTTGTATTGCTCTACAAGACTTTGAAGCGAGTGGAATTTGACGACCGGGCGTGGGACAAGATCTTCTTCGGTCGGTGCATGAAGCGGGTGCAGGAATTGGCGGGCGCTCTCGACAACGATTTCATGGCGACCGCGCTCTGTATGAAAGATCTCGCCGAGAAATTCTACGAAGCCGGGCTCGACTGGACGATTGAAACCATCATCTCGCACAGCTTCGAGTGGAAAGCCGATCGCCAGCGAAAGTCAGAGCGCGAGTGCTTCCAACGGCTCATGGGCGCGTATGCGGGCGGGGACCTGAAACAGCTCGCGCGCGTGGACCCGAGCGGGATCGTGGCCGCGCTGGCGGAGAATTCGATTCGGATGATCGCGCCTCCGCCGAAGAAGATTCGGGAGCCCGATCCGGTCTTGAGCGAGGAAGATCGAGAAGAAGCGCTTCGCGTGCTGGCAGAAGCGAAGGAAAAATTTAGTAAAAATAAGCGCTTGAAGGAAGCAGAAATTATATAATAGCCCGTCGGTAAGATTCAAAAAACAGGAGGGTATATGCAACAGGAAGAAGCGATAGAAGTTCCCGCCACCGCTCCCGCCATTCTTAAACCCAACGAAGCCGTCGAACGAGTCAGTCGCGAATTGAACATGAATGCTGATTCACTCTGGGTCATGTTCGATCGGGCGATGAAATATCCGCGCGACATCGAGAAGGTTCTGGCGACCGCGATGCGCGAGCTGATCATCGTGCCGGAGCTGGCGGCGCGCTCGTATTATTCGATTCCCTACAACCTCGGGAAGCAGAACGAGTCGCGCGTTGAAGGGCCCGGGATCAAGGCGGCGATGACGCTCGCCCGGAACTGGGGAAACTGTCTCAATCAAGGCAAGATCGGCGGAGAGGACAAGAGTTCGATTCTGGCGATTGGGGTCTTCATGGATTTTGAGACGGGCGCGCATTCCTACCGCGAGCTTCGAGTCTCGAAATTCTACAAGCCGCGCGGGTCGCAAGGCGTGGTCCCGAAGAATGCCGACATGATGTATAACTCGACGCAAGCCGGAGTCTCGAAGGCGGTCCGGAACGTGACGCTGGCGATGCTCCCGGACTGGCTGGTGAATTCCTATTACGAGAAGGCGAAGGATCTTGTGATCAATCCGCCGAAGAAAATCGGCGCGACGGTCGAGTCGATTCAGAACCGCCTGATGAAGGGCAAGCAAGCGATCTGTAAAGCCTTCGGGGTGAAGCCCGAGGAAATGGAAGCTTACCTCGCCGACAATGCCGACTCGATCGAGGACGACGCATCGCTTCTCAAGCACATCATCGGGTTATATACTGGATTGAAAGAGGGGCACTATACGGTGGATCAAGTCTTCCGGGGCGGGGAAGCGCCGACCGCCGCCGGGATGCCTCAAGAAAAACGATGACCTTCGTCTATGACGATGAGAAGCACGAGTACCGCCTCGATGGTCGGAAGCTCGTTTCCGTCACCGGAGTCTTAAAGGCGGCGGGGCTCCTCGATCAGATCTGGCCCGACGATGATGCGCGCTGGCGCGGCGAGGCGACGCATAAGGCGGTGGAGCTTTACGCGAAAGGGACGCTCGATCCGGCGACGGTGGACCCGCGCATTCAACCCCGGCTCGATGCCTTCGCGAAGTTCCAGCGTGACACCGGGTTCCGGATGATCGAGAGCGAGAAGCCCTACTACAACCCGGCCTATAACCTCGCGTGCAAGCCGGATCTATTCGGGATCTTCCCGGATGGCTCCGAGGGGTTGGTGGAGATTAAGAGCGGCGGGCTGGCGAAGTGGGTGCGCTTGCAAGTCGCCGGACAGGACATCACGCTCGGCGGCGGGCGACCGCGCTCGCGCTGGGGCCTTTCGCTCGCCGGAGGAAAACCCAGCGTTCAGCGCTATAATGACCCCGACGACATTTCGATCTTTATGTCGGCAATGAATGTGGCCCATTGGAAAATAAAATACGCGAACTGGAGGGATCATGACTGATCTCATGACGCAAGACGTACCGTTGAAAGCCTACGAATCGAATTACCGAGAGCACTTGAGCATCGAAGAACAGTCCCGCCGCCTCGCTCTCCAAATCAAAAACCAAGAAACTTACGAAGCCGCCTCAGCGTATCTGCTTCGCATTAAAGATATGCGGAAGCGCTGGGCGGAGGTCATCAAGCCCGCCGTGAAAGCCGCGCACGAAGCGCACGCGCGGATCAAGGACGTGGAGAAGGTCGTCGATGGACCGCTGGCCCGGTCGGAATCAGAAATCCTCAAGCCCGCGCTGGTGCGCTGGACCGAGGCGGAGGATCTGCGCCGCCGGGAGGAACAGGAGCGGGTGAACCGGGAGCTGAGGAAGCAGGAGGAAGACCGGAAGATCGCGCTCGCTGAGGAGCTGGCGAAGTCGGGCAAGACCGAGCTGGCGGACGCGGTGCTGGAATCGCCGATGACCATGCCGGAGGTTGTTCTCCCTAAGGCGGCGGAGGTCAAGGGAATCAATTACCGGACCCGCTATTTCGCCGAGGTCGTGGATCTCAAGAAATTATGCGCGGCGGTCGCGGATGGAACCGCGCCGCTCGAGTTCGTGGTCGCGAATGGTCCGTGGCTCAATCGGGTCGCGGCGGAGATGAAAGAGGCGGTCAACCCGCAATGGGAGAAGTGGGGCTTGCGGGTGGGATCAGAGAAGATTGTGAGCGCTGGCGGCGGGAGGTAAAAATGTTCATGAACCTCGACGAATTCCTTCGCTTCCTGAAAGTCCAGAAGATGAAGGCGGACTTCTCGGCATGGTCGCAAGTCGGAGTGATGAGCCCGCAAGAAAAGCTTCGGCACAAGGCGCTCCTGAACAACAATCTTCACAAGGTGCGTGAGATCGAAATGCTGGTGAAAAAGGCGATGAATCTACAGGGGCAAGTGGAGGTCGCGCGCGACGAGTTCTGGAATGATCTTTACAATAAGCACGGCCTTCCGCCCGAGGGAAATTACCATATCACCGACGACTCGCGCATTCTGATGGAGCCGAAAAAATGAAATATACCGAAAACCTTCACGAAGCGTACAAGGTGACCGGGTTCTTTTCGGATGGCGAGCGCCGGGTCATTCGGATCATTCCATTCCTCGACAATACGGAAAATCAGGTCTGCGAGGATATGTACAAGACCTACCCGGATCTCTGGTGGATCGAGTTCGATACTGTCTTCGCGCCCGAGTCTTCGTTCTGGAAACCCTCCGATGACCGCAAGGGCTAAGTCGAGCCGGGGGTATCTTGAGGGCTGGATTGTCTCTAAGGAAGATACGCTCCTTCGCGCGAAGCGGCTCCAGAAACACGGCGACTTTCTTCTGGCGCGGCTGATTGATACCCGCTCGCGATTCCGGAAATCCATGAAGCGGGTGGAGATGATCGACGGGATTATTGCGCGGCTCAAGCGGAATATCCGAGGAGGAGCGAAGTGATTTCATTCACAGATTCCAACCTAGCCAGTCTAAAAGAAAATGTGAAACACGATGATTTCCGCTGGACGAAATCATTCGATAAGGACGTGGGGCTTGATCAGCTTAGGGCTCTTTTGAATCGTCTGGAAGCCGCCGAGAAAATTGTGAATCTGAATCACGGTTGCGAGGCTCCAGAGAATCCGACAGAAAACGGGCATTGCTGTATTGAAGCCGAAAAGGCGGAAGAAGCATGGCGTAAGGCGGCTGGCAAGTGATCGTTAAAGCGAAGTGCGGGTGCTATATCGACGACAACTGTCAATGCGATCTCGCGCCTCAGCGCCCGATCCTTTTTTCCGCGCCGATGGTGCGCGCAATTCTGGCGGGCAAGAAATCTCAGACCCGGCGGCTGATGCGCCTCGGCGGAGAATACGACGGGGGCGGGCAATATCTGACCCGGGACGATGAGTGGGTGGACATCTGGCGAATGTGTCCGTATGGAGTCCCCGGCGACCTTCTTTGGGTGAAAGAGACTTTTCTTCCGTGGGATGCCAGCGGCGGAGTCGAGAAATATATCTATCGAGCGACTGAGGATCTTCCAGCTTACAGCGGGTCATGGAAGCCGTCGCTGTTCATGCCGAGGAAGGCGAGCCGGATCACACTCAAAATAACCGGGGTGCGGGCGGAGCGATTGCAGGAGATCTCGAGCGGAGATATTCTGGCGGAGGGCGTGGATCTTTCCCAGCCACCGCACGATACGGACCGGCTGGCCTTCGCTCGATTGTGGAATTCCATCAATGCGGAACGTGGGTATGGATGGGACAAGAATCCGTGGGTCTGGGTGATCAATTTCAAAAGGATTGAACTATGAAATCAGGAGGGAAAAATGCCGCCAAAGCAGGAAAAAACATTCGAGGAAAAGGTGTGGCACATCATCGCGGAGTCCAGCAACGACCGGGGCGGAGGGTCCGTCCTTCGGGTCATGAGCTGGATCGTGGACGGAAAGATGGGGAAGCCGTGCATCGACAAGCGGGACTGGTGGATGACCGAGGACAACGAGAAGCGGGTCGGAAAAGCGAAGGGCCTGACCGGGTACGATCTTCTGACCATTCTCCGAACGCTCGACGTGGTGGCGAAGGCGCTCCAGATTCCGGCGGAGGACATTCGCCTCGCGCTGGACGTGGAGCGGAAAGCGTCGAACAATCCGGAAACCGCGCCAGAGACAGCGGCGGCGGGCGGGGAGAAAAAAGCCGACCCGTGGGGGTAGTTCCTCCGATCGTCAATGAAACGCTTCTTCCCTTCCTGATCGGGCTCGGCGAGCTGGTCACGGACCCGAAGAATGCGCGGACCCATGATGAGCGGAACATTGCGGTGATCATGGAATCGCTCGCGCAATATGGACAGCAGACCCCGATAGTTTATCTGAAAGACGGGAACGTGGTGATCAAGGGGAACGCGACTCTGGAAGCGGCGAAGCGCCTCGGCTGGTCCCAGATCGCGGCGATTCCATTCGACCGGGATGCGCTCAAGGCGGCGGGCTATAAGCTTACCGACAACCGGGCGGGCGAGCTGTCCGGCTGGGGACCGCTTCTGCGGGACAGTCTGGAGGAGCTGGTCGGCTGGGGGGTGGATCTCTCCCGGCTGGGCTGGGCGGACGAGGAGCTGAAAGAGTTCATCACCGACCCCCAGATCCTCAGTCAGATCGGGCTCCCGGACATCGAGAATAATCTCCGGGAATGCACCTTCATTCTCTCGGAGGCGCAATACCTCACGGTGAGCGAAGCGATCCGGGAAGCGAAGAAGAAGGCGGGAGAGCCCGAAGAAGATAACGAGAACACCAACGGGAACGGACTGGCGGCGGTATGTCGATTCTATCTACAAGCGGTCAAGCAATAGACGTAAAGGACATCCGGATCGACCGGATTGATTCAACCTCGGCGAACGCCTTCGTGCGCCGCTGGCATTACTCCGGGACGGTGACGAACAATTCTCAGCTCCACTTCGGGGCTTTCTTTTCCGGGAAGCTTCACGGAGTGATGAGCTTCGGCCCGCCGATGGATCGCCGCCGCATTCTCCCGCTGGTGGAGGGGACGGGCTGGTCCCAGATGGTCGAATTGAACCGGATGGCCTTCGATGAAACGCTTCCGAAGAATTCGGAGTCGCGGAGTCTTTCGATCGCGCTCCGGCTGATCCGCAAGCACGCGCCGCACGTGAAGTGGGTGGTGTCTTTTTCGGATGCGTGCCGCTCTGGGGATGGGACGATCTATCGGGCGTGCGGATTCCTGCTTACCCAGATCAACCGGAACAAGACGATCCTCCGGCTCCCGGACGGGACGATCCGGGCGAACCTCGCTTTTCATCTGGGGAAGCACGCGCTCAAGACCGGGAAGGCCAGCGAGCCCGAAGGCGCGGTCCCGATCCCGGGGTTTCAGCTCCGGTATATTTATTTTCTAGACCCGGCATGGCGGGCCCGGCTCACGGTTCCGGTCCTGCCTTATTCCGCGATCGCTGAGGCGGGCGCGAAAATGTACCGGGGTCAATCGCTGGCAAAGTGAACAGGGTCACGCGCGGGGTCCACCCGCGAAAGGGCGGTTCGAGTCCGACCTGCCAGCTCCATTTTGAAAGCCTCGCCAGAACCCCGCCAGATAGCCGGAAAGCGGCTTTTTAGGGCCGAACCCCGGGCCGTCCTCCTCCTGCCTTCCCCCTGCCATGTAAAGGACAACCGAAATACGCACCCTAGTGCTTATTTTAATACGCACTACAATGCGCCGCAAATTCCCCAGACCAGTCGAAAAGCCTTGCAGAGTGCTATATATCCTGATATATAATAGTGTGGACGGAAGGATTCAGCAACAGGAGGGCTCGAAAATGGAAACAATGGAATGGTTCAAAACTGCCTGCGAGCCGGGGACCTGCTCCGGGAGATTCTGCGCGGATTCAATCAAGACTGACCACTCTGGCCGCTGGTACATCACTATGGGCCACCCGGGATTTAATAGCCCAGCCAATAACCGCATGGGCTACGCTTCCCGGGCGAAGGCGGAAGCGGCGCGCCGCCACTATGCCGAGCGGATGGTGAGACCATGAGCCGCCGGGAAATCGCTCCCTGCCTCTGCGGGGCTTATGCTCACCGGGACGGGGCTTGTTTCGATGGGCGGGTGTGCGAGGCGAAGGCTTGCGAATTTGAAGCCGAGAAGGGCTCGCGATTCTGCGAGGAGCACGGATTCAAAAATGAACGCCACCTGATGATTCCCAACAAGGGGCGAAAAACTGGAGGGACCAAACAATGAGTGCGAACGTGAACACGATGATGTATGTGGGCGAGAAACCGTGGCATGGGCTGGGAGTGAAGCTCGAGAAGGCGGCTACCTCGGCGGAAGCGATCACCGCCGCTGGGCTGGACTGGGCGGTTGAGAAGCGCCCGGTGACCTTCCTCGACAACGAAGGGAAGTCCCGGGAAGTCCCGGGGAAATTCGTAACGGTCCGGGCGGATACCCAGAAACCCCTCGGGGTGGTGGGCTCCGATTGGACCCCGATCCAGAATCGAGAAGCCTTCTCGTTCTTCGATGCGGTCGTTGGCGAGAAGCTGGCGATCTATCACACCGCCGGGGCTCTCGGCGATGGACAGCGGGTCTGGATTCTCGCGAAGCTTCCCGGGCACATTCGGGTCATCGGTGATGACGTGGTTGAGAAATTCCTGCTTCTCTCGAACGGGCATGACGGCGGGCTGGCCTATCGAATGGGCTTCACGCCGATCCGGGTTGTCTGCCAGAACACGCTGAACATCGCCCTGAAAGAGGGGTCCATCCTCTCGGCGAAGCTCCGGCATACCTCCGGGATCGGGCTCCGGGTCAACGAAGTCCGGGAACAGCTCGGGATCGTGGCGGGCCTCTACCAGACCTTCGAGGAGCTATCGAAGCGCCTTGTTCAGGTTCCCATGAGCGTGAGCCGGGCCTCGGACTTCTTCAAGGGGACGATCATCCCAAAGCCGAAGGAAGGCGAGACAGAGCTGGGCGCGCGCTCGAAGAAAATGCTCGAGGACGTGCTGAACCTGTTCGAGCATGGGCGCGGGAATGACCTCCCGGGAGTGAAGGGGACCGCATGGGCGGCTTTCAATGCGGTGACGGAATTCGCCGACTACCGCCCGGTGCGCGGCGGGGATGAGGCGAGCCGCGCTCATTCGATCCTCTGGGGCTATGGTGCGGATATCAAACAACGCGCTTGGGATGCCGCCCTTGCGCTGGCGAAATAAAACAGGAGGGACTGAAAATGGAAAATGAAAAAAAGGACAACTCGGTGCTGAATTACTTCGACCGGATGATCGGATCGCTCCAAGGCTTGCCGGACGTGGTGAAAACCAAGCCGACAACCATGCGGGTGGTTCCGACCTTCGGGCTGGGCTCCTACGTGTATGTGGTCCAGACCTTCCGCCAGAAGGAAATCGGGGACATCATCTTCCTCGAGAATGTCTCAGAGAATGGAACCGTGCGGGTGGTGATTCCGCCAGCGGTCGCCGACGTGATCGCGCGACAGCGGGACCAGCTCTCGAAGCGAAACCGGAGCCGCGCCAGCCGACAGGCGATGGCGGACCGGATGGCTCGAGGCGAGAAGCCCGGGTTCATGAAGCACAAGTAAAGCCTTCCCCGCTGGGCCTCGCGTCCGGAAGGCGCGCGGGGCTCGGCGATGGACGGCCAAGTCAAAAACTGGAGGGCGGTCATGGTTGAGATCATTTATCACCTATGCCGAGAGTGCGGGCGGAGGATTCAGGACACCTCGGACATTCTCGAGGCTTTCTGCTCGCATGAGTGCCGAGAACAGCACGAGTACGAGAAAAGGAAATTGATCGAGTGGAGCGAAAAAAATTCATGGAGCCAAGGAATCTGAACGAGACCGTTCGCCTCTGCTTCGCTTGCGGGTGCGAAGTCGGCGGAGAGCATGATCACGAAGGGGCGGTTCGTTACGTCCCTCTCGCCTTCATTCCTCCGGAGCTGAGAGCCGGAGGGTTCGACGATCTCGACGACGAATGAACTGGAGGGCTTGTGAGAATATCAACGACGTGGGACTATTTCCACCGGGAGTGCAATCTGCGTGATTGTGAGCGGCGCTATTGCTCCGCGCACCGCCTTCTCTGGAGGGATTGCGAAACCGCGAAGGCGGGGCTCGAAGGCGATCGAGATGTAATCGGCGGGCTCCATGAGATCTACGAGCTGGGGGACTGCCCCGAATGCGAGAGGGAAGCGGAGGGACGAAAGTATGGGTATGCGCCGAAGATTCACGAAGCTTCTCCGGGAAGATCCTAACCGACAGAAGCTTTTCCCGGTGGTCCTGACCCCGGAGGAGCACGAGTATTTGATCCGCGCCGCGCGGGCCTACAATGTCATGGCCTCGATGCTGGTGCGCTCTCGGACCTTCTTCCGGGGCTGGCGGCGGGAGCTGGACGAATTGCGGGCGGCTCAGGGCAACGAGCCGATCGAAAAATGGGACGCGCGCCGAAGCTGGCGAGGGAGGAAAAAAGCGCATGAACTGGACATGCCTAATCAGGGGACACCAGAAGCGGACAGTAGACGGAACGGAGCGGGCGCTGGTTTACCAGAAGGGCGGGAAGCGTCCGACCGTTGAGTATTTCTCCGGGCGCTACAGCTATTGCCAGCGCCGGGGGTGTGAGTGGACCAGCTACGAAGGATCAAGCGCGCCTTATAAGCGCGAAGTCAAAACTGGGGGTGTTCAATGAGCGGGTGGGTTTACGTCAAGAGCGAGCCTCATCTATGGACCGTCGGGTTTTATTCGCCCGACGGGAACTGGCACACGGACAGCGATTGGTCGAGGCAGGAAGAAGCCGCCCGGAGGGTTCATTATCTCAACGGCAGAGGAGGGTCCAACGTATGAAAACTAAACTGATGGCGGCGGTGTTGCTGGGGATGTTGATCGGTCAGAATCTCGTCGGGCTGGCGGCGG